GTCAGGTATAACCTGTTTAGCTTTCCTTTCACGCAGCAATGCTCTTGCTACTGGATTTATTAACGGAAGCTTTATCTTTACTGGAACCTTTGGAACTCTCATAATAAATCTCCGGTCTTGGCCAACAGTTATTTAAATAAACTGTATCAGCTTCGTATACTGGTTCGCCCGTGTTTACGTCTACAAATGTAGAAAAGTAATACGGGTTGTACATTGCTTGTGATTTATGAAGCATTCTATGGTTAGTATGATCATCACCTCTAACAAAGAATCCTCTTATAAAAGCGTGTACGTTCTTTTTCTTTTCTTCAAGAACCTTTGCTCTACCAGCAGGTTGTACTGCAAACTTACAATTATGTAATGTTAATACATTAGTATGAAACCATACTCTACCTGCATGTCTTACTGAAAAGGTTTTCTTATGTAAATTATAATATACTTCTACCCATGTCATCAGTGTACCTCCGCATATGAGTTGCCTATTACATAGTTACCACCGTCCATGCATTCAACACCAAACCATTTTGGTGCTTCACGAAAAGACTCTTGTAGTATTTCACCTACACGTTTAGAATCTTTATCACTTGAAACCCATGCTTGCTCGTCATGATAGAATATAGCAGGGTATGCATCAAGGCTTTCTTCTTTGATTTTATTCATAGCATAGCTTACTGCAGCTTTACATGTTACACCTTCAGCTGCTTGTAATAAGTAATTGAGTACTTGGTAATCAGATCTAGCATATACTTTACGGCCATCAAGACCTGGTATAGAACCAAAGTGATTAAATGTAGCACGTAGTTTATTAACTAGCTGCTCAAACCCAGGTAAGTTAGCCATAAACTTTTGTCTAGCTTCTTTACCTTTAGGCACACTGCTTACCCCCGTAAGAGTTTGACCAAGCTTAGCATCACCTGCACCAAAGAGAATAGCGTAAAGAAAAGACTTAGCCACGCTCCTATTACAACCAAGAACAGTAGCATTCCGTGAATGTTGATCCCCATTAACCACCAAGTCTGTGTAGGATTTGTCTCCCACGTAATGGCATAAACCACGGAGCTGATTCCCAGCACTATCCGCACCGACAACCCTATAGCCTGGCTCAGCAATGAATAGTTCCCTAAGCATTCTACCATACGCTGCATCCACTGCTGGTAAGTTAACGATAACTTCGTGACGGCATCTAAAGCTAGGAGTACCAATAGTAAACATCCTACCATGAAGACGATAGTTTCCTGTGTCATCTTTTTGAATCCTTTCTAGCCATGATTCGATAGTAGCTTTACGGTTCTTGATAGTATAGTACCTATCAATTAACTTACCTTGTCTACCTAGTTTAGCTAACGAGGTT